ATTGCCAATCCAGAAGGCACAGACCTGATAGCGTCCATGACGGCACCGCCCCGCGAATTTTGCGGCTGTGGTTCTGTCAGGGTTGACACGTCAAACAACGGGGCGTTCATACCACGCCCAAAACGGTCGGCACCGGCTGGGGGTGTTGCGGCTTGCGCTTGTGCCGCCTGCGACTGTCTCGCCCGCGCTATTGCGATTGCCCGCCTTTGTTCGTCGGTCATTGGAATAATGCCCTTTCTTCTGGCGACATAAACTCAAGCAATGCAGGGTCCACGTCGATACTGCCGCCCGCTGGTGGTGTGGTCGCACCGCCGCCTCCCTGATTTTGGAAGGCTGAAAGCGGGTTGCCTAGTTCGCCGTATAGCGTGAAGGCAACGTCTGGCGTGATTTGACCAAGCTGCATTCCTCTGGCAATTTCGCCGCGCTGCATGTCGTACTGAGCAATGTTTCGCATCGTGTCGATAATAAGCTGGTTGCCTTCGCGGGTGTTGATTAGGCGAGGCAATGAAGCCTTAAACAATGCGAGGTCCGCGTCGGACATAACGCCCGAACCTGGTGGCCGCTGTGATGGGACAAGCTGGCTGATAATCGCGTTGGCAAGCTCCAAGTTTTCCACGCCTTCGGTTTTTATGCCAATGTTTGCAGCCATGTTGGCAATTGCGCCACCCGCTCCCGCTGGGGAATTAAGCAATGCCTGTTCAAGCGTATTTAGCTGCCCCATGCTGCGCTGTGCCGCCGCACCCTGTTGGGCAACGCTGTCCGCTTCTTGCGCAATGATCTTGCCAGTCTCTTGGCTAAACGCGGTTTCGCGTGTGCCGAGGTTGTTTGTAACCGTAGTGCCGCCAGCGCCAAACGCCCGTTCCATTGCGGCTTGTGGGTCCATGCCTTGAGCAAGAAGAAAGTCGTAGTTTTGCATTCCGCTGGTCTGGTCCACTGGGGCATTAGCCGCCTGCATGGCCTGCATGGCTGGCTCAATGCCTACCTGTTCGGCCATTGCTGCAAATTGTTCACCATTTGGCTGGCTGCGCATCCATTCAATCGTTTGGTTAACGCGCCCCGCTTGTGCAGCCCGCGCCCGCTCGTCGCCCTGCCGTTCGTTGCGTGAATCAAGCGCGGCCTGTGCTGGACCCTCAAGGCCCATAACACCCATGCGGCCCAAGGCTGGTGCCATTCGTGCCAGCGTGTCGCCAAACGACTGCCGATTGTAGAACGGTTGCGATGTTTCGCCCTGCGCGTTTGGATCGCGGCGTTGAATGCCCATAGAGCCTAGAAGCCCTTGCGGTTGTTGTGGCTGTGCCATTTGGTTGCCCTCGTTTGATAATATGCCGCGCGTTGGCGCGTTGCTTGTGCTGACCCGTGCTTGCGTGCCTGCGCCAGACTGATTGCCGCGCCAGCCTTCCCAAGCCCCTGAACCTTGATTTTGGTAAATCCATTCGCCTATGCGGTCCTGCAAGCCCTCGTCCATGCGCTCGTTGCCAGTTAGGCCCAAGCCCTGCTGTGCGGCCCGCAGCGTCGTCCCTACAACCTGATAAGCGCCCATAGGCGTCGCAACGTGTCCGACCTGACCCTTGACCCACTGCCCATAATCGCCGCTTGGCTGCGAGAAGTCCAACGCCTGATTGACGGTCATATCAGTCAGGCGCGTGCCGCCGTATCGCCCGCCGTCGCGGTTTGAATAACCAAACAGCGCGTTATAGTCCCCGCCGCTTTCTCCGGGGAAAATGTTTTGTTCTGCGATTTGCCTGAAGGACGCCATCTTCTATTCCCTAACCACCAGCACCAAACGACGCGCCCAATGACAGATAATCAAACAGGCCAGGATTCTTCTTGGCCGTGGTGGTATTCTGCCCCATGTTAGCCGCGCCCGTTGCCGCAATGTTTGTTTGCAATGCGTTCGTCGGTGCGCCCGTGAATCCGCCATATTGCCCCTTGGCTGCGTCGATAAGCATTTGCTGCACACCCTGTTGCATCCCGCCTTGCGCGAGTTGACGATCCGCAATGGTGTTGCCAAAGCCAAAGCCAAGATTGGACAGGCTTCCCATCTGTGACGCCGCCCCTAAGCGAGACTGATTTGCGGCCATAGCCGCTTGCTGGTTTGCCATGGCCGCTTGGTTTGCGGCGTTTGCGCTGAATTGGCTTGCTTGGCTTTTCATTTGCGCATTTTGCATTTGCGCAGCATTTGACGCACTTGCACCGAACTGGCTTGCCTGATTGGTTGCGCCTTGGTTGAACTGTTGCGTCGAAAGATTGTTGCCAGCCGTCTGCCCCTGCGCCGATAGGTTTGCGCCTTGGTTTGCCATGGCCGCTTGCATCTGGCTTGCAATGTCCTGCCCTGCCATCTGTTGCGCGTTTGCATAGCCCGACTGCCTAAGACCAGACGCCGTGCGCGCTGCCTGATCTGCAAAGGCGCGGTTGGTTTCTGACTCCGCAATTCCCTGACGTGAACCGCCAAAGGCACCCGCTGCGGACGCCTGCGCGCCAAGCTGGTTTTGCTGCATAAGGCGCGAACGCTCAATATCGCCAAGGGCTTGCCCGACAACTTGGTTTTCATATGGGTTGGTGTACGCGCTAAGGTCCGATCCTGCGATTTGACCCGCCTGCACGTTTTGCGCGGTAATAGGCCCAACGCCCGCCATTGATGCGGCGTTATAGCCACGACTGCCCGCGTTTGATGCGCTGTATCCTTGACCTTCAATCGTCGGTGCTTGAAAGCCCATTCCCGCCGCAGTGCCACCAAGGGCCGCAGTGTAAGCGTTTGCCGACTGCTGATACACGTTTGGTGCGCCGCCGCCGCCCTGTGGTGCCTGCACTTGTGGTGCCTGCACTTGTGGTGCCTGTATTTGTGGTGCCTGTATTTGTGGTGCCTGCGTCGGCTGATATAATCCTGTGCCTGTGCCTGCGTTTGCGCCACCGCCGCCGCCGCGCATATCTGCCCCTGTAGTGCCATTCACCGAACTGGCTTGCGTATGAATCCCGGCTGATGCGGGCAAGGCTCTGGGGATGCCCGCACCGTCCGCCCGCCCCGCGCCGTTGCCGCCTACACCGCCAAGGCCCTGTGCCGCCTGCGTTTGTTGTGGGTTTGCTCCGCCTGCCATTTTAGTACCCTCTCCCTGCAGCGCCAAAACCGCTTTTTTTCGATGACTTTGAACCGCCAAAGCGATCTGTGACCCTGTTAGCTGTGTTTGAAATTAACCCGCCGCCGCTGTAAGTGTCGCCCGAAGTGCCCGCGCCGCCGCCGTCAAACATATCGCCAAAAGACGAATAACCGCTTGAACCGTAGCCCGCGTCTCCGTTTTGGTTTGGCCCTTGGTACTGGTTGCCGCCGCCGCCTGGTGTAGCGTATCGCCCGCCGTCGCCACCGCCGCCGCCGCTGTACTGTTGTGCGGCCTGTTGCTCTTGCTGTTGCTGTTGTTGATAGCCGCCAAGACCCGTCTGCGGGTCCATAAACATCGCTTGGATTGCCGCGAACTGCCCAGGGTTATTTGCCTCAAGCTGCGCAAGTGCTTCCTCATACATCGGAGCGGATGAATAACCCCGAACGCCGCCCGCAAAGGTCTGCGCTTGTGGCATTCCTTCCATGCCAGTCATGCCGCCGCCTGGCATACCAAAAGCGCCCGCCGCTTGTCCTGTGCTTTGAAAGGCCGCCTCTTGCATTGGTGTGAACGCTGCAACGTCAGGGCCGTAATATGGGGTATAACCGATATTTGCCACATCCTTGCCCATCGCGAGATTATCGCGCGCAGAGTCCTCAAGCCATGCTGGGATTTCCGTTTTGTTTGTCTGACTGCCGCCGCTCATTATAAGCTCCGTTCCATTATTACCATTGTCGGGGACCATCCCCGTTTATTTAAGACGCGCTGCCAGCCAAATCGACCGTTCATTGTCAGGCTTTCGCACCCCTGTGCTTTGCCCCATTCCTCAACGGCCCCTATGGCGTTCGTGATTTGTTCCAAGTCACCCGCTGCTAAGAACACATGCAGAACCTTCTTTTGAGGATATACCACAATTTCCGTGACTGCACACGCCTTTTCTGTAGGCCAAAGCTGCATATGACCAGACGCAATGCCCGCCGCGATATCGTCAAAGCTGTGCGTGCCGCCGCTGTATTCTAGCGCCGCCTCAATCCAGCCCCGATATGCTTCCAAGTTCACCATGATGATATGGCCACCCGCTTCCATGTGTCCGTTGCCGTGCAGACATAAATGTAATTTGCATCTGTCGCTAGATGCCCCGCTTTGCCCGTCGCTGTGGCACTTGCTGGAGCTGCGACGAATGTCCCGACACGCCGCCAAGCGCCGCCCAATGACACGACAGGATAGCCCGCCGCGTTATCCCACAAGATCATGCCTTCTTCTGCGGCTGTCTGACCCGCTACGCGCCACGACAGGCGGTCAAGCTGTCGCCCAAGGTAGCGCCGCAAGTCATTCGCCCAGACGCTTACGTCAGGCCCGACAACGGGCAGGCCCCTCATCTGCGGCCACCAGGCGTTACATCAAGTCGCATGGTCCCTACGCGCCAGTTTGCCAGTCGCGCACCGTCAACGCGCATTCGCACTTGTCGCCCTGTGAACCGCACGTCCGTAGGGTTTGCCATTGAATACGGCCCGTATGACCGCTCAACGTCGTTAGGGTGAAAGCGCGTCTTAAATGTCGCTGTCACGTCGCCCTGTGTGCTTTCGTCTGGAATCATGCTGGTTGCTGACATCACTTGGTCGCCAACGCCAAGGCTGATTGGGCCGCTTTCTGCAAAGATAGCCGCGCCCTCATAGTTCAGCCCGACTTCCTGCTCCCATAGGTTGCCCAATGAGTCAGCCCAAAGGGGGTACTTAAATACCCCACGTCCTACGCCACACGTCCGGTCAATCTGTCCAAATGTCCAGTGGCCCTCTTTGTAGTCAAGGGCGACATATCTATCACATTCGTTAGACGCTCCCGATGGATAAAACCACCAGATTTCACCGTGCTGCGCCATTGGTACGGCATGAACCAAGCTGGCCTGTGATCTGTTGATGTCGTCAAAGATGTAGTCTGACACGTCGCAAGGCAATTCTTGGACTGTGCCGCCTGAATACGAAAAGAAGCCCTCCTGCCCCATCCAGAACGCCCCTGCGTCCACGCTGATAGCCGCCTTGCGCGAGATAATCCCGCACGACTGCCCTACCCGCTCAATGCTGTAGACAAAGGGCGGACCCTGATACGTTGCCGAATGCGCGTCTTGGTCTGTTAGGATGAGGGATTGCCCGCGAACCTTTAGGCCACACATGATTTGCCCAGCGGTTTGCAACTCAAAATCGCCAGCCTCGTTTGTATCCGCCGCAGTCCATAGCGTGTTATTCTCACGATCCGACCATTGCACCTTGCGCGGGTTGCCGCCTGCGCCAAGGGCAAACAGAAAGCGCTCCGCAGAAACAAGCAATGACAAGTTATTGACAGGAGCGTTTGAAATAACCGCCGCCGCCGTTCCAGTGTCTAGCTGCCACTCGTACAGTTTACCGTCTGACACCGAACAGGCTACAAGATATTCGCCCCAATTATCTAAGGCCCACGTTGTAGCCTCCGAGAAGTTGCCCGTGTCTGGTCGTGCCGTGCCGAAGTACCCCGTACCAAAGAAGCCGCCGCCAAAGCCCGTGTTGACAACCGCCTTTTCGGTTCCTGACGTAAAGCCTGCGGGCGTGATGTCCGTTGTCGTGCCGCTTGCGCTTGTGGAGTACAGGTTGCTAAACGACCCTACCCCAACGCGCCTATCGCCCGAAAGGTCTTCCCATGCAATGATGCCGCGCGGGACGCCTGTATAAGCCGTGGCCGCACGCAAACGCCACCCGCCGACAGGGCGCAATGATCCATCACGCCACCGCACTAGGTTTACGTCACGCCAGCGGCCCGACTGGTCAAACTCGGTTCCGTTGCGATACGCGCCGGGCGGTAGCTCAAGGGGGATCAATGGCATATGTTAAACCTTAATGCAGGCAAGCAGTGCGACGTTCCGGGGCCTACTGTCTGTTTCGCCTTCACTGCTAGAAGCGGCAACGTTTGGCTCGCTTGA